TTTTTTTGGGATATGCAAAAGCTAGTGAGTTAGGCTCTGCCCAAGATATTGAATAGAATTGACTACCTATTCTCTTATTCATCGTCATCAAACGGTACAGGCCCGCAAGCAGACGTTTAGTCAACGGAGATATGACAAGGTTGCTTGGAAAATGGAGTTTTTCTTTTTGAAAGTTTTTTCTTTTCTTCGGAAAAACAGAAAAATTTTTGCTTTTTATAAAAAATTCAAGAAAGGCTATTTTATGATTGCTGGTCCTATTTTCGATGAAGAAGAGTTATGTGCGGCTGACGAGGGTTGGCTTGATGGACTCTATATGCTTAGACAAGAAGAAAAGCGTTTGCGGAAATTCAAGGAAAACAACTCTAAGCAGTATCAGCGCAAACAAAAAGACAAAGAACGAACTCTTCAAAAAAAGAAAAGAAAGAATGAGAAATTACAGGAATTATAAGGCTTGTGTGAATAATAAAAGAAGGGGTAATTGTATATATGATTACCTCTTCTTTTTTTGTAGAGATAAGAAAGAGGTGAATTTTGAAAAATAATTTTTATAAAGAAGATAGTATTGAATCCTTAACACCAATCGAACACGTTCAGTTGCGACCAGGTATGTATATTGGCAGCACAGAGAATCCTAATCAGTTACTTTTAGAGATTTTTAGTAATGCCTTAGATGAACACAATATTGGACACGGTAATTTAATTACTGTAGATGTTAATGAAAAAACGGGAGAATGTCATGTTTTAGATGAAGCACAAGGCTTCCCTATTAATCAAGTCAGAGAAGATGGGAAAACAATTCTTGAAGCATCTTTTTCTGTTTTAAATACCTCTGGCAAATATTCTGACGACGGAGTTTATGAGGGAACTTCGCTAGGATTAAATGGTATCGGGGCAAAAGCCGCAAACTTTCTTTCTGAGACTTTTAAAGTTATATCCTGGAATGAAAAAGGTTATGAATCTCTGACTTTTAAAGATGGTGTTCTCCAAGAGAGAAAAGTTGGTAAGACAAAAGAGTTAGAAGTAAATTCAAAAACAGGAACAGATATTTACTATCTTCCCAAAGCAAAATATTTCTCTTCTATTCATACAGATATTTCATTTTTCAAAAAATTCTTTAATGATATTTGTTGCCTATGCAATGATTTATCAATTAAGTTTAATGATGAATTAATTTATCATGATAGCATCGAAGATATTCTGGACCTCAAAAAAGGAAATAATTTTGAAGTCACCAAGAGTAGATTAGTCATTGAGGAAAAAGACTTTAAGTTAGGAATGACTTTTACTTCTGCGGATAGCGATAAAATTATCCCTTATGTTAATTATGGTTTGACTGACACCGGCCCGCATATCACAAGTCTTAAATCTACTCTTACTAAGGTTTTGAATAATTGGGCAAAGTCCAATGGACTATTGGGAGAGAATGATAAGACATTAGATGGAAACTCTTTGCGGGAAGGCTTACTACTTGTATGCAACATTAATTCTCGTGGAGTAGTCTATAATGCGCAAGTAAAGTCAACGATTGTAAAAATTAATTCTGATTTTGATAAGATTTTTGCTCGTGAATTAGAATTATGGTTAGATAGTAATCCAGACGATGCAACGGCTATTATTGAAAAGGCTCTCATTGCCCGAAAAGCAGCAGAAGCAGCTAAAAAGGCTAGGGCAAGAATTAAGGCAAGCAAAGGAATTTCTAACAGAATCAGAATTCTCCATCCCGATAAATTAAAGGATGCGGAATTTTTAGGAGAAGAATCAACCTTATTGGTTGTAGAGGGTAAGTAACGCAGATTTGCCCTTATCTATTTTTCCTGTTTATCAGCAGGGGTCGATTTTTCTAATCGGCTAACGAGGGTAGTGTCTCGTGGAAGGAATTATTATTTATGGAAAAAAAATGTGGAATTTATATTATCAAAAATAAAATAAATGACAATATTTATATTGGACAAAGTGTAGATATACACGCTAGATGGTATGCCCATCTTCGTTCTAGTCAAGGTAAGGCACAAGATTCTTTTACTCAATTACATCAAGCAATGCAAAAACTAGGGGCCTCTAATTTCTTTTGTGAAATTTTGGAAGAATGTCCCATTGAATCATTAAATGAAAAAGAGATATATTATATAAAAGAATATGATAGCTATTACCATGGATATAATATGACGCTTGGTGGAGAAAGTAATCATTATGAAACAAATCCACGTAGTATTTTGACGTTAGAGCAAGTACAAGAAATACGATTGATGTATAATGCTCATATCCCTTTTCGCGATGCTTATAAAAAATATTGTGGAGTTATTTCTAAATCAGGGTTTAAAAAAGTTTGGTCTTATCAAACATGGAGAGGTATTTTGCCAGAAGTTTATTCTGATGAAAATAAAAAATGGCATGAAACCTATGCAAAATCCTGTATTAATGGCAACACTCATATAGGGAAAAACAATACACTAAGAGCTTGTTCACAAGAAGAAATAGACAAAATGCGGAAATTGCGCAGCGAAGGACTTTCTTATAGTGAAATTTCTAGAAAAACAAATCGTTCTATTGGTGTTGTTCGTAAATATTGTTTACATAGAGAAGCGGCTTCACCGCAAGCTTGTGGAAAAGCGCAACCAAAGGCAGTTCCTGTAAGAAATATCGAAACTGGTCTTGTCTTTGAATCATCTAGACAAGCGGCAGAATGGGCAGGCGTAAAGGACAAGGGAAAACGAATTAGAGATATTGTTCTTGGTAATAAAGAAAATTATACGAGTGGGAAGGTTCAACTAACAAATCAACCAGCTCACTGGGAGTTAGCATAAATAATAATTCACTCTGTAACGACTATTCCCGTTGTTGGGAAGTAGGGTTGCTATTGATACGCAGCGATGTTTTAGGAAACGAATCATCTGAAAACCGAAACGATAGACTGCCAAAGGCAGAAGAAATAGTCTATATAATATAACAATTATATGTTATCTGCGGGAGCTTCTATGTCAGTAGCTCGTGATTCAAAAAAGTATGGAATTTTAATGCTAAGAGGTAAACTTATTAATGCTTTTTCTAATGCTGACGAAAAATTATTAGAAAATGAAGAAATCCAACTACTTTTTAAAGCATTAGGGATTAGTCCCGGAGAAAAATATGAAGTAGGAAAGCTTCGATATGGCAAAATAGCTATCTGCGTAGATAGCGATAGCGATGGGCATCATATTGCTTTGCTCATTATGGCAGCTTTGCAACATTTTTGTCCTCAATTTATAAAAGAAAAACGCTTGGCATGGTTACGTTCTCCCCTTTATATTTTGAAGAAAAATGGCAAAGAACAATATTTCTTTAACGACAAAGAAATAAATGAAGTTCGAGGTCAAATTTCTGGTGAGTTACAACGAAATAAAGGACTTGGCTCACTTTCAGCTAAACAGGCTAAAGCTTCTATGTTTGGTGAAAATCAACATATAGATATTTTATGTCCGACAAATGATTCAATTAAACTATTGCAAGAATTAATGGGAACAAAAACAGAATATCGGAAAAAATACATATTTAATAATATAGATTTTAGCGAGGTGAAAGAGTAACTTGTACAACGAAATTCCTTTAGAGAAAACTATAGAAGAAAGTTTTTCACAGTATGCGGGAGCTGTTATCCAATCTCGCGCTCTTGTAGATGTCCGTGACTGTATTAAACCTTCTGCTCGTCAAATTTATTATTGTATGTATACAGATAATTTCGTTCACGGGAGACCTTTTAACAAAACACTAAAATCTATAGGGTCCGCAATGCGCTTATATATACACGGAGACAGTTCTTGTGAGGGTATTATTATGCGTAGCGGGCAGCCTTTTTCTATGCGCTATCCATTGGTAGAAGTCGAAGGTTCTTTTGGTAATTTAACTGCTACAGAAAACTGGGCGGCGTCTCGATACACTGGTTCTCGTTTATCTGAATTGGCTAATTATTTTTTCCAAGAAACAAATGAAAATACTGTCTTGGAATGGGCAAATAATTATGATGATACTGAAAAATATCCTCGCGTTTCTTCTAGTTTGGGTTTTTACAACATTGTAAATGGTACAAGCGGTATTTCTGTTGGTATCGCATCTTCAATTCCGCAATTTAATATAAAAGAAGTAAATGAAGCTTTGATTCAATTATTGAAAAACCCAAATGTTGAATATGAAAAAATTGCTTGTTTTCCAGACTTTGCGACTGGCGGAACAATTATTAATAAAGAAGAAGTATATTCTAGCCTAGAAAAAGGATGCGGAAAAGGATGCGTAATCCAGGCTAAAATTACTTATGACGAAAAACAACATTGCCTTGTCGTAGAAGAATTGCCATATAGTGTATATACAAATACAGTTTGTTCAGAAATTACAAAGCTTGTGGAAAATAATCCAGAATTAGGTATTATTGGTCTAAATGATTTGACAGGTGAGCAGGTTTGTATTAAGATTTATTTATCTAAAAATGTTAATACCGAGGAAATAAAGAATTTTTTGTTTCAAAAAACATCTTTGCAAAAAACTTATGGCATTAATATGACAATGCTAAAAGATGGAAAATATCCAGAAATCTTTGGGTGGAAAGATGCCTTATTAGAACATATAAAGCATGAAAAAAAAGTTTTCGTCAATTTATTCCAGCAACAACTAAAAGATTTAAAACATAATTTAAAAATCGTAAACGGTATTATAAAAGCAGTTAATGCTATGGATAATGTTGTTTCAATTATAAAGTCATCTAGTTCTACAAAAGAAGCTAAAGAAAAATTGCAAAATTTCCTTGACATAGATACGGAACAAGCTAAAGCAATTTTGGAAATAAAATTATCTCGTTTAGTAAATTTAGAGATTCAAAAATTGTTAAAAAATAAAGAGGATTTAAAAACCAATATTGTTAAGATAGAATCAATTTTAAATTCAGAAGATTTGTTAAAACAACAAATAATAAATCGACTAAAAGAGGTGTCAGAAAAATTTGGGGATGATAGGAGAACAGAAGTCATTCAGAAAGAATTTACAAGGACTACCGCTTCTGCATCTGGACCAAAAGAGAAAGTAATTGAAGATATTGTATTTACCTTTAATCCTCTTGGATATGCTCAGAATATTCCTCTAAAGATTTTCCGCAAAGGAAAGTTTGATGCGGTCAAGACCACTTCAGATGATATTGTTTTACTTTTTAGTAATCAAGGTAGGTATTTCAGAGTTGGCACAAAAGATATTAAATCTTGCACAAATACTGACAAGGGAACGGCTCTAGGTAGTGTATTAGACTTACAAAATAAAGAGAAGATAGTTTCTATGTACAGCAATATTCCAAGTGAAAATAAGCCTTACATTCTTTTCGTTACAACCAATGGAAAAGTCAAGAAAACTATCTTTGAAGAATACGCAGGAAGAACTAGAAATGTCAAGGGTTTAGCTGCAACTAATATTCAAGATGATGATTCACTCTTGGCGGTAGCTCCTACTAATGGAAATGATATTATTTTATTCACCAAGAATAAAAAGTATATCCGTTTTGCCGCAGACGAGATTAATCCAAGTGGAAGAAATACGACAGGTGTCACAGGAATTAAACTTGCGGAAAATGACGAAGTAGTAAAAGTTGAAATTGTTGGTCCAAAAGATAAGCCAGAATATGTAAAAACAAAACGTGCGGGAAAAGGAAGAAAATATGAGTGAGCTTTACCCAAATAGTACGCAGATTAAACCTATGAAATATGGCAAGGCTGCGGAAAATTGGCAAGAAGTCGTAAGGTCTGGGGAATATGTTGCTCAAACTAAAAAAGACGGAGCGCATTATATCCTAGAAAAGACAAATGATGGACAAATCTACTTTTTTGGCAGGACTGTATCTAAAGTTACTGGGGAAATGACGGAGAAGTCTGCCAATATCCCGCATATTTGTACTTGGGCAAAAGAAAATCTTCCTAATGGAACAATTTTGTGCGGGGAAATTTATTATCCAGGAAAAACATCTAAAGATGTCACTAAGGTTATGGGAGCAAAGCCAGAGAAGGCTATTGATAGGCAAGAAACTCTTTATGGACTTATTCATTATTATATTTTTGATTGCCTTAAATTCAATAAAGAAGATTTAATGAATAAGCCATTTATTGAAAGATTCAATTATATTTCTGACCTTTATAAAGATGAGACTGTCCGCAGACCTTATTATATTGAATATGCTTTTCCTTGCGCGGGGAATATTCCCGCAACCATCAACCGTTGGCTTGAGCAAGGAGAAGAAGGAGCGGTTGTTAAGAGAAAAGACGGATTATATATTCCCGATAAAAGACCAGCAGAAAACTTCAAAGTCAAACAAAAAGTCGATAGTATTGATGTAGTTATTACTGGTCTGCTTGACCCGCAAAGAGAATATCGAGGAAAAGAATCTAACATTTGGCAGTATAGGGATGTTGCGGGAAATCTTATCACAAAGTCTGCCTATTACGGGTGGAAAGATGGAATTTCTATTGGCGCATACCAAGACGGTGAATTGATTACTTTTGGTAAAGTGACTTCTGGTATTACTGATGCCATGAAAGAAGATATGACAAAACACCCACAAAAATATATTGGTCACACTTGTTCTATTCAATGTATGAGTGTTGATAAGAAAGAACAAACGTTGCGTCATGCTTTCTTCCTGTCTTTGCGAGAAGATAAAGACCCCTCTGATTGTTTATTGTCAGACATTTTTTAGATTTTTTCTTGACTGCGGGAAAAATCTGTGATATAATTATTTCATAAAGATAAGGACATGAGGAAAAAGGAGAAAATATGTCTTATATGCTAACTAACAAAACTCGTGCGGTTCTCGATGCTCTACAAGGTCTACATAAGCCTGTTTGTTCAAAAGAGCTTGCAGAACTCGCTGATAAGTCTGACTGCCTAGAGGGTGATGAAACCGTCAGTTCTCGTGGTATCAATGCACTTGTCAACAACCTTGTTCGCCGTGGTCTTGCTATTCGTACCGAGCAGGAGAAAGATGGTAAGCCTGTCAAGGTTATTTCCGCAACCAAAGAGGGTATGAAGTTCGATGTCGATACTCTCGCACCAGAGAAGGAAAGCGCATCTACTGCTTTCTAATTTCTGCTTAGTGGCATGAATTTAATTTTTATTTTTTTGCTAATTCTTTCTGCGTTCTTTTTCTTCTCTTCTGGATATTTCTTAAAATTCTCTGCGTTGGATAAGAAAGTCCAAGAGGTCAAAAGTAAGAAAAAGACGCAGTTAGATTTAGAACTACAGTCTTTGCGGGAAAATATTGATTCATTAACTTCTGTCTATACTTCATATCAAAATCAAATTAAAGATATGGATAAAGAATTACATAATGAATTCAGAAGTAAACGTGTCTTGCTTGAAGAGTTGTATGCTAAAAAGGATAAAGAATTATCTGAAAATTACAGATTCAAGCAAGAAAGTTTGCAAATGGGCATTGAAGATTGCAAACGAAAATTACAATCTTATCAAGCCCAAGAAGCTGCGATTATTGAAGCTAAGCGTAGGGAGCAAGCCTTAAAAGATAATCCTAAAAATTATATTTTAGGTTTGACAGATGATGAAAAACATGACGTTGAGTTTCTCAATCAATTGCGTCCTAAGTTATTTTTCCCACAGGTTGTAGGTAAGATTATTTGGTCTACTTTTATCCAAAATAAATTAAAAGCATTATCAGATAAATTGTTAGACGAAGATAGAATTTGCGGCATTTACAAAATCACAAATCTCCAAACAGAAGAATGTTATATTGGTCAAAGTGTAGATGTGCGGAAAAGATGGCAGCAACATTGTAAAGAGGGTGTTGGAGCGGTTTCAGCGACTACCCGCAATCAACTATATAATGCTATGCAAGAATATGGAATTTCTAATTTCACTTTTGAGCTTTTGGAAAAATGTATGCCAGACGAACTAAATCAAAAAGAAGCATTTTATATTCAAACATATAATTCTAACAAATTTGGGTACAATCAGACGAAAGGAAATAATTAATGGGTAAAGTTGTGATTGATGAAAATACTCCAAAAAATCCCTTAACGCTGATTGGTAAAATGATTGGTCCTTGTTACGGCAGCAATACGAACGATGATGAAAAGAATTATGTTCGTGGATTACGTGCGGTCAAAGACGGTCATTTTCGTTGTTTAGAATATGCCACAGTCTGGTTTGTTTTAAAAGGGTATTCCGCAAAAGTAATTAGAGAATTTTATACGCATATTGGCGGTGCGCCTACCCGCACACAAGCTTCTACTAGGTATATTAAATATAAACAATTTGATTATATTATTCCTCCTGCTATTGGAAAAAATTCTATTGCTCTTGAACGATATTCCAAGTGTATGAAAGAGATTGCAGAAACTACAAAATTTTTGCAAGAAGAATGTGGAATTAAGGCTGAAGATGCAAATATGGTTCTTCCACTTGGCATGGGAACAACAGTAAGTTGTCATTTTAATGCTAGAACACTTATGTCTATGGCAGAACAAAGACTTTGTACTCGTGCTTATTGGGAATATAGGGAAATGATGCGGGATATTATTACTGCACTTTCTGAATATTCTGAAGAATGGGAAATAATTTGCGATATGTTCTTTAAAGTTAAGTGCGATAAAGTTCATAAATGTTTGGAACATCAATGTTGTGGCAGATGGCCGCAGAAGTTAGAGGGTTAAACCCAAGAGAAAGAAGGAAAATTGAAAAAGAGTTGGACTAATCAAGTAGACATCCAAGGTTATATTTTCGATTTCGGTTCTGATGAAAGGCGTGGACTACATCAAGCAATTACTGGTCCTGATTCAAAGAATCCTGGAACTGAATATATTCAAGGCGATATTAATATTGCAACCGACGAAGAAGCAACAAATATTGTAACTGTTCATTATGCTTATGTTTTGCCAAAATTCCCAGCAAAAGACGGTAAACCAGAACGTGATAACCCCATTTATCAAACTCTAGCCAATCTTCTTGGTGAGAATAAGACTTATAAGGAATTTGGTAAAAATGCACAGAAGGTTCGTATTTCCGCAGAGCTTGAAGCAAATGAGTTCTATAATCGTGATGACAAACTTGTAACCGCAAAACGTATTCGTGGTGGTTTTATTCATCTTATGTCTCCAACGGAACCAATCAGTAAGCCAGCAAAGTTTACTCTTGAATGTGTTCTAGTTGGTTGCCGTGATGAGGAAGTTGAAGATGGCAATGATTATGTAATTCTTTCTGGTTTCGCTTTCAATTTCCGCAACGACCTTATTCCATTTGAGGTTGATGTTACCAATGAGGGCGGTAAAAATTATTTCCGTGGTCTTGATATTACCAAGAAGAATCCTGTAGCAACTAAGATTTGGGGTAATATCATTTCTAACATCGTCAAGTCTGAAAAGACTATTGAAAATGCTTTTGGTGAGCCAACAGTAGAAACAACTGAGCGTACCATTCGTTCTTGGTCTGTAACAGGTGCTTCCCCAGAAACTATGGAATATGGCGATGATACCGTTATGACCAATAAGGACATGAAGAAGCTCATTACTGCTCGTGAAGAGCGTCTTGCCGAAGAGAAGAAGCGTCAAGAAGAGTATCGTGCTTCTCAAAATAGCGGTGCTTTTGCTGCTACTGCTGCTCCAAAGGGTAAAGCAACTAAGGCTGCACAAACTGATGAAACTGAGGATGACGATTTTCCTTTCTAAAAACATGTTGGGGAGTACGATTGTATTCCCCTTTTCTATCTAACTATAAAAGAAAGGAATAATTATGGCGATTGACTTACTAAATATTGAACCACACAAGGTAAGTAAAAATTTAAGTGGGTATATTACGTACATCTACGGCGAAGCTAAAATTTTGGCTATTTAATCGGTGACGATTATCTAAGATGCGGAAAAAATCTGGAAGCCTAAGTCTATAAAGATATGGTAATCAGAGGTGAAGGTTATTTGTAAAATGATAACCAGCCGCAACGCATAGAAGATGAAAGATTTTTAATCAATATAATTCTTCCAAGAGTCCGCACATCTGAAAAGCAGATGAAAAGATATGCTGAACTTATAAGAAATTATAAGAATTATAGGATAAAAAGCCTATAAGATAACACTTTTGAAAATTGGCAAGACCTCACTTGCGGCACAGGCAGAAGATTGTCTGTTGATTGCTACAGAACGTGGCTATAATGCAATTTCAGGTATTGTACCAGTAGATGTACCAGATTGGCGTACTATGCGTCAAGTCTATAATGATTTAAAGCGCAAGGAAGTACAAGCTAAATTCAAAACTATTATTGTAGATACGGTTGATTTAGCTGCTGCTTATTGCACTAAGTATATTTGTAATCAAAAAGAGGTAGAGGACTTAGGCGACCTTGGTTGGGGCAAAGGCTATAAGCTAATGCGTTCAGAATTTGAAAGCGTATTCAATGGACTTGCTCAACTTGGTTATTCTATTATTTTCATTAGCCACGTTAATCGTGCGGTAGATGAAAAGACAGGTGCTGTTACCATTGGTCCTA